TCTCTGCGTCCTTTGTGTACTTCTCTACCTGTGTAATATTTACATTACGCGCACCAAGTGTACGCGCCTCAAGAGCGTAGTCACCCTCAATACGGAATTGATTTAGTGGCTGCTTGTCGCAATGGGCGTACTCATGTAGAACGCCGACATACTTCCAACCAATACCTGTCTTAAAGATTTGATTGCGCCACCACACACACCCGTCTCGTCCGCACTTGAGAGCATACGCATCGTGCACGAGATTTTTGCCGTTGGGATACACAAAATTACCTATGATCTTGTCATCGGCATCAATCATCCAAGCGTAGTCTGCCTTGCCATCACAGAGAGCAAGTGCTTCACTACGGTTGTGACCAAAGTCTACCCACGGCTTCTCAATGAGTTCGCCAGGAATTCCCTTCTCTGCAAAGAAGGTGCGGATAAGGTCTTGGGTTCCGTCTGTGGATCCTGTGTCCACGATCACCCAATAGTCAATGTTCTGCCACATTGAATTGAGGCACTCATGGATAATGTGCGTTTCATTCTTAACGATCATTGAGAGGCATACTGTAGACATTTCACGATCTCCTTGTAAGGTTATTTATGCTCGGCAATCCACTCTTCAAGACGAACTTTAGGAATCCATCCAAGATGTTCCTTTGCTTTGTTTGCATTGGCAAGAGTGATTCTAGATTCCCCTACGCGTGGAGGAATATTTACAGTCTGACCACCCATAAACGCAGCAATCTGATTCACTGAGTGGTTGGTTCCTGTTCCAATATTGTAAATCTGACCCCATTCCCATCCCCGATACGACTGACACGAACCATTATCTGTGATATTATATTTTGATGCAACAAACTGTGATGCCTTAATGTTGGCTTCCACTACATCTCCCACATAGGTAAAATCCCGCCGTTGTTCTCCATCACCAACAATGGTCATTGGTTCTCCTGCTGCTCTTTGTCGAAGAAAGATGCCTATCACGGGAGCATACTGACCACGCAGTGGCTGACGCTCTCCATACACATTAAAATAACGAAAGACGATTGTCTCCAAACCGTATAATTTGGAGTACATCTTACACAACTCCTCGCCGCCTGTCTTGGAAACAGAATACGGATTGAGACAATCATTCGGCATTGTTTCAACAAGTGGAGGAGTATTACTAAGTCCGTAGGCAGCAGAAGTTGATGAATATATTACTCGCTTCACACCACACACACGAGCGCACTGCAACACAGTAGCAGTTCCAAGCGTATTGGCTTCCACAGCCTTGAGAGGATTTTCAATGCACGGCTGAATACGCGCCTCCGCAGCAAGGTGAAACACGGTATCAACACCTTCATAAAGTTTGCAAACCATTGTATAGTCGTTGATGTCATACTTATAATTCTTGACAGCAGGATTCCAATAGAAATGATCGTGAGCATCCGATGATTCATTGTCGATCACCGTGACATCATGACCATCCGCAACTAATCTATCAACAAGATTAGATCCAATGAAACCCGCTCCACCTGTTACTAATGCTTTCATCTTCCAATTTCCTTTTCACTGCGTGTTAGGGCAGACCCTACCACTTGGTGCATATCGTAATATTTGTAGTCTGCCAAACGACCACCGAATATGTATCTGTCGGTGTTAATCCTATTCTTATACTGAATACACAGTTCATTATTTCTATCGTCAGTCACTGGGTAAAACTTTTCCTTTGTGCTATCCCAATTCTGTGGATACTCGTGGGTAATGACCGTGTGATCCTGTTTTCCGAATATGAAATGCTTGTGTTCCACCACGCGAGTATACGGGATCTTGGCATCGGTATAATTTATTGCTGCTACTCCCTGATAATCAGGAATCTGAAGTGTCTGATGTTCAAACCTCAGACTTCTCCACTCAAGACTGCCCAAATCGCAACCGAAGAACTCGTCTATGGCTCCCGTATACACAACCTTTTTTGCCATACTCTCAAGACGCTCACGATCTTTAAGATAGTCTACACCTGTTTCAACGGGAATACCACTCAATAGTTTTTGAAAGATGGGCGTGTATCCGTCAACAGGTACGCCTTGATACTTATCATCAAAGTAGTTGTCATCATAGGTGAGTCGAATGGGGAGTCGCTTGATAATGGACGCGGGAAGATCTTTAGGATCGCGGTTCCACTGTTTCGTGGTATAGCCCTTGACGAACTTCTCGTAAATCTCTTCTCCCACTTGGGACAGAACCCATTCCTCTAGGTTGGAGGGGGATGGAATGGTAAGCCGAACTTCAGACAATTTGTTCTGTGCTTCGTGAGGTGTTTTTACCCCCCACAACTGATATAGAGTGAACATATTGATGGGGAACGAGTACAGATTATCTCCGTGAATGACGCGGGGGCGATATACAAAATGATTGAATCGTGTCCACCGATTCATATATTCCCATACGCGATCACTGCTTGTATGGAATATGTGTGGACCGTATTCGTGAACATGAATGCCACCTTCGTCACGGGTATAGCAGTTTCCACCGATGTGGTTGCGCTTGTCCACTATAAGACACCTTGCACCCGCATCAGTCATTTGTCGCGCAAATATTGCGCCAAATAGACCAGAACCAACAATTAGATAATCATACATTACAAACTATCCCACGATCTTCTACTGTTGTCCGAGCGCAAAGGCGCGGCTCTACAGTCTTATGTGTTAGAAAGTAGTACCACAACTGCTCAAACATAATCCCCAATCGAAGATCATCTAGAACAGTCTGATCCATTATCCAATTGTAGCAATTCTGATAGAACGACAGCGGATTCCTCAAGATAGACTCTCGTGGAGCCACAAACTGTGCAGACATTGTGTGTTCAAGTTTTAACGGGAACGGCAAGTCAATACAGTGCCATGCTAGTTTCATGTGATCCCAAACAATCTGGTCAGGACATCCTTCGAACAGAAGATTACGGTAATACGGATTATTAAGTGTGTAAAACTCCTGCCCACAATAATCCTGAAGTGCAGCAAACACAGTTCGGTCTTGATGCCAAGCGGTGTCGTGTCCGTGGCAAAAAGCCACATGGTCGGGAAGAGAATCGTACCGATCAATAATAAACTTTAGATATGAAGAGGTTTCCTTTCCCTTGTTCGGCAGCAACACAACCCGCTCAGGAGAAATGTTGTACTTGGAAACCTCTACTTCATTCTTGGAGTAGACAATGAAATCGTATTGGCTCTGATTTACCAACCATGTCAGGGTTTCTGAATAATGTGAGGCTAGGATTAGCGGCTTGTTCATTATTTGCTCCAGTCTTCGGGGTAATCAGTACAAACTCCAAGCATATCTTCTGATGTGGTTTTATTCGTAGGAGATTCTTTTATCACGGTGATGCCTCCTGTGATGTAGTTCTCAGGATAACACCACGGAATACCACGGCTTGTCATGGTATAGCGATCCGTTTCATGCCAAAAGCAGTTCAGTCCAATAGCAAGCATTTGCTCAAGCGCAGAAGGGTTCTTTGCGTGACACCACAACACACTCTGTAGTTCCTTTAGCCAAGTGCCACATACTTGGTATTGAGGGCAATCGTGTCCAAGATAGAACTGTGTGTCAACATACCACACATCCACCTCAACATCATAACCAGCATCTATTGCTGCTTGGATATATGATGGGTGATTTTCTCTTTCAGGATTTCTACCATTCAAGTTTCCTCTGTGTGAAACGATCTTCATAATCCCTTATTCAAAAATGTTTGTAGGTCTTCGGGAGTTCCAATCCCGTGCATCTGCTGTACGAAGAATGGAATTACAGTTTTTCCCACACCAATCATTTCATTGTATACTGGCGCGATATAGAACTCATTGTTGACGCGGATATTCTTGGCAATCATACTTTCAGCCGCCTCAACAAAATCTTTGCCCTTGCGATACCAGTAGATACCACAGGTGGCAATATTTGAAATTGGAACCTTCTCTGCCACCTGCGTTACAAATCCTGCATCATCAACTTTAGCAAATGACCACTTGGGATGAACTGCGTTGAATGTGAACACGATTCCGTCTGCCGTGGTCATGTTCTTCATAGTGAGGAAATTTTCGGGGCGGTATTCGATCACCTGATCAGAGTTTGCAATTAGAAGATCTTCATCGGTGTTGATATGTTCCTTGGCAAGTAGAGCGGTAAAAGCAGCACCCTCAGTCAATCCTTCAACCTCCACAATCTTCGCCTGTCCACCC